GCATCTCGGCTGCTGAGTACGAATGGAAGCAGTACGCTGCATCCATCGCAATCAGCGGTATTGAAGAAGCCAAGAACAACGGTGAACAAGAAATCATCAACTTGCTCGAAGCCAAGATTATGCAGGCAGAAGAGTCAATGCGTGAATCGTTCAACCAGATGTTCTTTGCTGACGGAACTGGCAACAGCGGAAAAGACTGGAACGGCCTTGGCAACTTGGTTGAGACCGGCAACACCGTTGGTGGAATCAACTCAGCAACTTCAGGCAACGAGTTCTGGCGTTCATACGAAGAGAACACCGCAACTGCGTTGACTCTTGCACAAATGAGCACCGCTTACAACAGCGTTTCGGTTGGTAATGACCACCCAGACACTTTGTTGACAAGCCAGACTTTGTTTGAGAAGTACGAAGCATTGCTTCAGCCAAACCTCCGTTACACGGACACCAAGACCGCAGATGCTGGATTCCAGAACCTGTTGTTCAAGGCTGCTCCTGTAATGTACGACGTGCATTGCACCGCTGGCGTGTTCTACTTCCTTAACACGAAGTACCTCACCTTGGTCGGTCACAGCAACAAGTGGTTCGCTCAGACGGACTTCATCAAGCCAGAAGACACCGATGCTCGCTATGCGCTCATCATGTGCTACGGCAACTTGACCTGTCGCAACCGTGCGAAGCAGGGCAAACTCACGGCAAAGACCGCCTAAGACCACTAACTAACAAGGAGAAAATGAAATGCCACTATTAGCAAATGACACAGATGGTGCTCTTACCCGTAAGCGCATTGAAACATGGGCAGCAAAGATGGAAAAGGTAACTGTTGTTGCCGCCACCGATGCAGCAACTGTTCAAGTAGCAGCAACTCTTGCTGGTGCACAACAGACTGTTTACACCATGACACCAACAGCAAGCCGTACCCTTACGACACCAACTGGTGCGGAACTGGGTGCAGCATTCACAGATGAGGGCGTTGGCTCTTCGTTTGAGTTCACTGTTGTGAACGTAGCAGCAGCAACCCACCCAATCGTGGTAACTGCTGGTGCTTCGGGAGTGACACTTGTTGGTGTTGCAGCAACCTTCTCGGTTGCAGCAGCATCATCAGCATCGTATGTTGCGGTTTTCACTGCAGCAAACACGGTGTCCATCTACCGCAAGTAATTGAATCTGGGGGGTGGGCAGAAACCCACTCCCCTATTTCAAAAGGAGCAATAATGCCTTACAAATACCCACAAGTTGACAGTCACGCTGATGCAGTAAAGAAGTCTGGAACCGTTACAGCCCCCGGCTTGTATGGTAAAAGTCCAACTCCTGTAAAGCAAGATGCAAATTACAAAGTTCGACCAAATTCAGACAAGAAGTAAAGGAAAATTAAAATGGCACAAAGCAAAGCAAATAAGGCTTACACACTTCGTATGACGAAGCAAGCACAAAAGCCGTCAAAGAATGACAAGCCAAGTCAGTTCAAGAAGGTTGGAGATTTCCGACCGGGTGGAATGTTTTCAACCGGTCGTGCAATCAAGGCTCAGCCTGATACACGTGGACCCAAGAAGGCTGGTAAAGGTGCTGTAGCCTCAAAGGCGCAAGCAATGCGTAAGGCTGATTCAGCCGACGCATCAAAGCGTCGTAAGAGTGGAACCACTCGTTCACGAAGTAAATACTAAGAATGGCGACTAAGAAGCAAAATCCTGCTGTAGCAAAACGTGTTGCTGACCGCAAAGCGTTTGTTAAAGACAAGGTTGCTTCAAAGGGCATTACAGACAAACAGGCTCGTCAGCGGTTTTACGTTCAGACTAGAATTTCTGAATTGAAAGCCGCTGGCAAACCTGTGAATGCAGAAACCAGAAAAAAACTTCAACAGAAGTTTCAGTCTGGGAATATAGCACGAAAAGGATTTGCTGCACCAACCAAGAAGGTTGGTGTTGTAAAGCCTGTTGTAAAGCCTGTTGTTAAGCCTTTGGCTAGTTCTTACACTTATACAAACCAGTCTGGCAAAGGAACTAAGTACACACTTACTCCTGACACCAAGAATAAGCCCGCTTATAGCCGTGCCCAAATTATAAGAAACAATGAGCAATCTGCGAATAAATCTAAAAAAGTGGTCAATCCTAAAAAATAGGTAACAAATTGGGTTAGTTGTATATGAAAAACGCCGTACAAGCCCAATCGTATTACGGAACGCCAGTATCTGGGTTCCGCCTAGCCCCAACAGCGGGAGCAAAGATTGCTGCTCCATCTGCGCCGTATATCGGGCGCAACCGTTGTATCGCCAATGAGGACACCTGTGAGGGTCCAAAGGCTAGGGGCACGGATTACTGCATCGGACATCTAAGGTCACAAGGTCAGGCTAAATGAGCGTAACCCTTACCACTCTGCGTTCACAAGTTCGAAACATGGCTGACTTGGATGAGGTGGATTTGCCCGACACCATCATTGACCAGTTTGCTCGTGAGGGGTTTCAGCGTATTTTTGCATTAGAGCGTAGGTGGCCGTTCCTTCAGGAGACTTACACGTTCAACACGGTTGCCAACCAGCGTGAGTACACGATTGCCACCATTGGTGACATTCGAGAAATCATTTCCGTAATTGACAGTAGTACTTCTGGTGCTCGTCTTACTTTGATTCCGTATGACAATGCTGAAGAGATTTGGCTGGGCAACACAGATGTTGCCAGCCGACCATATTTCTATGCTTTTTGGGATAAGAAGATTCACCTGTGGGCTAAACCTGATGCGGTTTACCCAATGGTGGTTCGTGCTTACCGTAATCCTGTTTACACATGGTTGACGAACACATCAGAGACAATTGACCTTGATGAGTGGTTCCATGCTTTGCTTCCTTATTTTGTTCTCGCCCGTGTGTACCAACGCCAAGAAGATGCACAGTTGTCACAAATGTACATGAACTCATTTGAAGAGGGTGTTGGTCTTGCTCGTCGTGACTTGATGAAGGCATCAAGTGCACAACCAGTTATTATGTCTGCTGGTCGCCAGTATCCAACTATGAAGCGCTGGTTGCAGACGCTTGGAGCGACACTTGGACAATGAGCAATGTATCCGTTGAACGCTACGACGACTTCACTGGTGGTCTAAACCTTAGGGCAGACCAGTTTCAGTTGGCTCGCAATGAGTCACCTGACATGTTGAATGTTGAGGTTGACCCTCGTGGTGGTTTGTTTACTCGTGGTGCTATGCGTGAGATTAACTCAACTGCTGTGTCTGGTACGTGGACTCCGCACAAGTTGCATCCATTTTATGGTGCAACTCCACGAGTTATGTTGGCTAACAGTACTGCTGTGTGGCATTCAACTGGTGGAAACTTTACGCAACTTGCTTATTCATCTGGAAACAACATTGTTGCTTCAAATGTTAATGGTGCTTCTTTTGCTAACTGGGGTGCAAAACTTTATATTGCTACTGGTCATGATGGTACACAGGGTTATGTCTGGGAAACTGGTGACACATACGCAACTGCTATTACGGCGTTGACTGGTTCTAACTGGAACAACAACTACAACTCTCCCGCTAGAAACAAGTTCCCAAAATGCGAACACATCATTGTTCATGCAAACAAACTGTTTGCTGCATCGGTTGATTATGCCGGAACGAACTACAAGAACAGATTGCATTACTCGCATGAAGCAGAACCACAAGACTGGGCTGAAACAGACTACTTTGACTTCCTTGGTGGTGGTGACGGTATAACCGGTCTTGCTGTGTACGCAGGTCAGTTGATTGTGTTTAAGCCACGTTCTATTTATATTGTTTACGGTTATGAAACAGCAGATTTTTCTGTTGTTGAATTAACCTCAACGCTTGGTGTTGATGCTCCAACCAAGATTGCAGTAGCAGAAAATGGTGTGTACTTTTATTCACATCCAAATGGTTTGTTCTTCTACAATGGTTCTAACATTGTTGATTTGTCAGATAACTTTAACTCTATCTACCCAAACAATTACGTCAATGACGCTGCTACATCAACGATTTCTGTGTCTTATGTCAACCGTCGTGTTTGGTTGTCTTTGCCTTACTCAAAGACAACAACTGTTTCAAATGCAACTGTTAACTTGATTTTTGACCCAACCATTGGTCAGCGTGGTGCGTACACAATCTTCTCAACCGCAGATAAATACGGTGTTATTGGTGGATGTGACTTTGTTTCATCTGCAGGAACAACATTCGGTCTTGCAATACATCCGGGTATTCCACGTGTTCTAAAGGTTGATGCCTTTGAGGCTGAAACCGATTTGCTTGCAACAGTTGAAACCAACTTTAGTTCTTATTATAGAACTGGTTGGGTTGATGGTCGTTCGTATTCTGCAAAGAAGATGTGGCGTAGACCAGACATTGTTATTAAACAGTCAGATACTGCAAGAACCGTGAATGTCAAGGTGTTTCATAACTTTGAGGAAGCAACTGGTAACGAGCGTAAAACGTTTGATATTTCAATTGAGGCATCTGCTTCTGGAATGTTATGGGGTGAAGGTTATTGGGGTGTTGGTAAATGGGGTGTTCAGGCTGAAGGTGCACAGGTTGTCCGTGGCTCGAATCTTGGTCTTGCACGTTCTGTACAACTTTTATTCACTGGTCCAAATGGACTCTCTTGGGGTATTGACAGTATCTCATACAAATTTAATGCACGAAAGGTAACTGGATAATGGCTATAACTATTACACACTCGTTTACAAACGGAACTATTGCTGAAGCGTCAGAAGTGAATGCTAACTTTACTGATGTAAAACTTTATGTTGATGGTTTGTCAACTGGAGTAAACATTGATTCGTCTGCAATAACAGCAGCAAAGATAGATACAAATGCTGTTACCACAACAAAAATTGCTGACGGTGCTGTGACTTATGCAAAGTTAAACGTAGATGTTCCAACCTCTTTGGCGGTAGATGACCAGATTATTTTGTCGAGTCAGGTGTTTGGCTGATGGATTCCTTTTCAATTCCAGCATTAACTGCGTTGAAATCTACGGATGCCATTGTCATCCGTCAGATTGTCTCGTCTTTGGTTTCTGAGATTGACAAAATTAACAAACGATTAGATGATGCAGAAGCCACTCGCAAAAGAGTTTCTGAAGATAGAAAGGCTCTAAAACAATATGGCGTATGATGCAAGTGCTTTCGAGGCACGTCGTAGAGGTCTTATGGACAAGTACGCATCTATTGGTTCAGCCAATACTTACGGTAACTTTGTTTCACAGCAAAGGGGTAATCGCAATCTTGCTGACATGAACAAGGGTTTTGAGAAGGCTCAGCCACAGATTATAACTTCTTTTGGTAAGAGGGGTTCGTTTACTCCAAACGTAAAGACTGGCGCTTTTCAGAAAGCGCTGCAGGATTTTGCAAAGGAAAGAATTAGTACAACATCACGAGCACAGCAAGACCTTGCCCAACAGAACACAATGTTTAATTTGGGTCAAGCACAACTTGGCGATGAGTTCAAGGTTGGTTTACAAGATTTGGAAGCAGACAAGGCAAGGCAGATAGAGCAGGATGCTCTTGAGATAATGAGATTAAGGAGTGGTTTCTAATGGTTAACGAGGCAAACCCAAACGCATCAAAACAGAATCCTCGTGTACGCACGTGGGGTGGTAGTGCTGACAGACCTGTTGTTGCAACCGCACCTAAGCCGTATGCACCAACTGCTGGTGTTAGCGCACAACAGAATGCCCGCAATGCAGATGCGTATGCTTTAACCGTTCCTTATGTGTCTGGAGTAAAGCAAGAAGCAGATAGACAAGTTGAGGCTGATAAAATTACTGCAGAGATTCTTGGTGGTAAAAGTTATGGTGGCACTGGAACTCGTAGCGATACCGCATTCCAAAATGCATTGTCAATGCTTACTAGTGGTGGTACGGGTACTGGTAAATCTACTGCACCTAAAGCGTCAGACCGTCTTGCCAGAGATGAGTTCAATTACAAAAAAGAACAAGAAGCAGAAGCAAAAGCAGTTAGAGACCGTGCACTTCAAGGGATGATTGACCAGATTACATCTAATTCTTATCGTGGAAATATTGATGACTTGATTGCACAGATTGAAGGAATGAGCACAACTGGTAAAGAAGATATTGGAGATATTTACAATACCACAATTGGAAATATCGGAGAAGGGTATGACACCGCTCAGGGTCTGTTGGACACTGGTTACGGTGCATTGGAACAATATCTAACCCAAAACCAAAACAACCCATACGCTGGGCTAAGTGCACAGATGCCAGCAGTTACCAACCCAATGGAAGAGTATTTGAATGCTTATGGCGCAATGTCACCAGACATTGCTAACCAGATGCAGGCTGAGCAGTTGGCTGGTCAGCAGAGCGCTGGAGCATTCCAGAGCCTTATTGACGTGCTTAGCGCTAATGCGAGGTCTAACGACCTCTCACGCTTGGCCGAGTCTCGAATGGCGCAGAACATGGCAAACACTGGTTTGGGCGCTCAGAGGGCTTCGTACACATCACAGGCGGGTAATGCAAGGCAACAGTCTTTGGCTGCTTTGGCTCAGCAGATTGCTCAGTCTAAGTTTGAGCAAGAGCAGGCTGCTGGTGGTCGCAAGCAAAGCATTATTGATGCGATTATTGCAGCGGGTGGAAGTATTCCACAACCACCTCCACCGCCAGTTGATTTAAGCAATTTGGATTTAAGCAAAATTGACTTCTCGGCTTTGAACAATATGTTCAATCCGGGTATGTAACAAAGGGCTTTAGATATATGAGCATGCAACCAAACCCTTCTGGGCAAATGGATTTCAACTTGCTGTTACCAATCCTTGCCATGTATGCCAACCGCAAGGGCGGTGGCAACTCTGGCGATTTGAGCAACATCATGAACCCAACCTTGGGTCTTTTTTCTAATTCGTACACAGCACCGTCTGAGATGTCTGATGAGGAAATTGTCAGGTTGTATGCCCCGCAGACTTTGGCTATTCAGGGTAGCGATGACCCAATCTCAACCTCGATTCTTGAGTATATCAACAGGGGTTATCCCGCTGTTCAGATTAAAAGAATCCTGAGCGACGGTGTATACAAGACTGGAACCTTGGATGTTGGTGACGACATTGAGGGTGGTCTGACTATGTACAACAAACTCGTTGATGACTTGTTTGCTGAAAGCAAAACTGTTGATGAGAAGCGTTATCAGATTCAGAATCAGGACACCATCTTTGAAAAGGCTGGCATGCGTAATCCGAATGAGGATTACGACCCAACACAGTTGTTCCCAGAGGTTTTCAATCCAATGATTGACCGTCTTGCTTCAACGCAAAAAGATGTTGATAAGCGTATGAAGGAAATTGACCTTGCTGCTGGAGACCCGACTGTTTATGCTGCTCCAGAAACGGAAAAAGGAAAAACTTTTGGTGACAAGGCAAGAAGAAAAAGTGTTACCGAAACAGCAAACCTTGGCATGGGTCGTATCCCGCAGATGATTGGTTTTCTCCAAAAAGGTTTAGACTTAATATCAACCGAAGGTGATGGTTCTTTGGAATCTGAATATCAATCAGACTTAAATATGACCGCATCAAATGCTGGTCTCTCGCCTCAACAGGTATTGACCGGTAACTCACCACAGGCACAGGCTGCACGTCGTAGTTATCAAATCAGAAAAAAGAACACCCTTGAAGAGTATGAAAAGAAGCAAAAGAAGGAAGCACCAAAAGTTGATGCACGTGCAACTGCAATGAATAAAGCAGCCATTGCATATCAGAAAGAACTTGCTGGTGCTGCAGCGCCACAGCGTACTGCCACCTTGAATGTTGCTGGATTGAAAGACCCAAACACTGGTAAAGATGTTGACATGTCTAGAGCAGTTCAGGGTTCGGTCACAAAGATTCCAACAGAGAATCTTCGTGACCCTGTATTACAGCAACAGAAGTTGATAAATTTAGTTGCACAGAAAGTGCAGGAAGGTTTGAGAGCCAGAGGAGAAACCCCATTTAACACAGACATGCTTAATAGGATTATTCTCAACAAAGCAATGGGTGGGTAATGGCTTCTCAGCAAGAACTGCTTTCAGCACTTCAGGGTTTATCACAACAGTCTTCATCATCAAGGGGTAGGGCTCCAGCACCTGTTGCTATTGCTCCGACAACTCGCACCTCTGCACCACCTAGGGTTGGTGCTGGCGGTGCGCCTAACTTGTTTGACCAAGTTGTAAAACAATCAGGAGCAATGGCTTCGAATCCTCGTGATGCAAAGACTCGTACCGCAATCCGTGGCTTGGATGTGTACGCAAAGAAACAGGGTGCAAAGTATCCGAACGTTCTTGATGAGATTCAGGCTGCGAAAGAAGGTCAAGTAAAACCTTCTGGCGCTCTTGGTGTTGTTGCCAACGTGTTGGACAATCCAATTGCTAAGGCTGTGTTGAAGCCACTTGAGATTCTTGATACTGGTCGTCGTGCCATCATTTCTGGTGTTCGTGAAGTTGCAGACATCTTAGATACTGATGAAAAAACTACTGCAAGTTTTGGTGATTGGTTTGACCAGACCAAAGATGTGACTTACGGTTTTGGTACTGCTTTCCCGATGAAGGGTTGGGGTGGAAGAATTGTTGGTCTTGTCGGAGACCTTGCTCTTGACCCAATTAACTGGTTAACGCTTGGTGCAAACATTCCAAAGAGTCTTGCAACCAGAAGCGTATCGAGTGCTTTGATGAAGGGTGCTGCAATGAGTGCAGACGAACTTGCAGCAATGGGTCCTGCTGCTCTTGCAAGGATGGCTGCAGAAGAAACAGCAAGAGTTGCTGCAACTAAAACTGGTGGTGAACTTCGTTTGCTTTTGGGTCGTAGACAAAGTGGCCGTGGTTTTGCAACCAATCTTGCCGGTCTTGCCGACAAGATGGGTGCATCAGCAGATTTGGTTCAAGACATTGCTTTGCGTGGAAGAACAGCGCTTGGAAGAACTGAAGAAGGAATCCAATTAGCAAAGAAGATTGGTCTTCCAGATGCTGGTATTTATGTGATGGGTACACAGGTAAAGGTTCCTTTTACTGGTCCTGTTGCTGAAATGATTGAGCGTGGTCTTGTTGGTAGTCGTGTAGGAATTATGGGTAGCCGTTCAACTGAGTGGCTTGCTGAAAACTTTACGACAAAGGGAACTTCTGCTGCACGAAACATGCAACCTCTTCGTCGTGGTTTGCGTACTGGCAAATTGGTTGTTGATGGAAAGTTGCAGAGAATGGATGCCGAACTTGCACGTTATGCAGTTCGGCTGGAGTCAATGGATAATGCTGCTCGTGCGTTAGAGGGCATCATGATGGACACTTACGGTAAGCGTGTTGCTCCGTTCTTGCAAGAGGAAGACATCAAGGCTGCGGGCACAGAAGTGTATAAGTTCTTGGATACTCCACGGCTTAAGCCAGATGGAACAATGAACTGGGAACGTGAACTTACCGATGTTGAGCAAAGAGCGTATGACAAGATTCAGAAAATCTTTAAGGATTTTCACTCAGAGGTTGAGGCTAGATACCAGCAGGTTGACCCTAACTTCCAGATGAATTATGTGGAGAACTATCTTCCACACATGATGACGGATGAGGCACGTGATTGGTTGAACAGTTTGTCCACTCAGCGTGCAGAAGAGATTCGTCAGTACTTGAAGATAAACATGACTGACCCATCATCTTCTTTTAAGTCTCGTGGTCTTATCAAGGATGCAAACTTTTTTGGCAAGATTCTTGACGACGAGGACATGCTTAAGGGTGTTGCTGGTTTGAATGAAATAGCAAACAGGCCCGGAACTGGTTTTACTGGAAAGTTCTTTGAGACTGACATTGACAGAATCATGGCTAAGTATGGACAGCATTATGCTCAGCAGTTTGGAACTGCCGAGTTTATGCGTCTTGCTGTTGATGGTGGAATCCTTGCAGAAGCAAAGCAGATGGGTTCGGTCACAAAGGACTGGTTGAAGTCAACCGCTGATTATGCACGTTCGGTAGAGAACGCAATGAATAAGGCTCATGGTCAGATGGCTGATGCTGGTAGAGCGTCTATATCTGCGTTCACAGAGTACATGGATGGTCTTGCTTCTAAAACTGGTGAGGCTGGTTTGGAACTCGCTGCTCTTAAGCAGGGTTTGAAAGAAGTTGGAACACCAGAGCAACGTTTGCTGAAACTTCAAGCAGCACAGAAACTTGTTGACAAAGCAATAGAACAGCAGAAAAAGGCTTGGTACAACTTTACCAAGGCACGCAATACAACTACAGCGGTCATTGATGGTTTGTCTTCAATGATTGATGACTTGGATACAGCGTGGGATGATTTGTCTAAGTCAATCAATCAGGCAATCATTGACCATCCAGCAATCATGGATGGACTTAACATGGGTCAGGGTGCTGGTGGAACACCGATTGTGTACAACGGTAAGAACTACACATACGATGAGTTAATCAAGAGTCTTGACTTGAAGCATCAGCGTGCAGCAAACGCATTGAAAGTTCTTGAAGAAAGTTTTGAAAGAACAAAGAAACTTGACAATCTTCTGAACGGAATTTATGAAGGTTATTTGAAGAACGATGGCATGGATGACCTGATGGAGAACATTACTCAGGCTCTTCTTCGTGAGGGAATTGAAATCCCGGACACAAAAGTAATGAACACAAGAAACATCGGAAGTGTTTGGAGTGATGGAAAAATCTCTCCAGACATGCGTACAATCAAATCTGTTCTTGACCCAACTGGCAGAATCAAAAACAGCACATTGTCCAAGTTGACAATCGAAGAGGTAAGAAGGCGTGCATCAAGCGCAGTTACATCCTCAGCAAATCTTCGTGATTTGCGTGAGGCTGGAATATGGCTTGTTGTTCGTGATGCTTTGAACGACCCAGAGTTTGCTTCGCTTCTTGCCAAAGATATTAAAAATATTGGTAGCACCGTTGAGGGTGCAACCCAATCTCGTTATGCGAACCTAATTGAACTATTGCGTCAAGCAGATGCTACAGAGCGATACATGTTTGACCCTTTGTTGGAAAAGGGTCAGCCACCTGCTGTTATCTCTCTTCAAAACAATATTGAAGAATCAGAAGGTCTTATTGAAGACCTTAAAAAAGGTTTAGATGAATTCTCCGACGAAGACGGGTATTTCGGAGATGTTCCAATTGAGGCGATTCTTGGGCGTGTTGCAGAAGAAGAAGCAAAGATTACCAAATGGCAGAAAAGACTTAACAATCTAACTCCAAAAACAAACCCATATGAAGTAACTGGTATTGCAAAAGCCAATGAACTAAATGGTTTTCGTGATGTGATTGCAGACCTTGGTGCAGGTATATCTGAGTACTACCTACATCGTGAAACATACCATCGTATGAAGTCGCTTCAGGATGCTTTGGCTACTACTGGAATTATTGTTGACCAAAAGAATTACAATAAAATTCTTGCAGAAGTTGCTAAACCTGAGTTGGAACAAACAATCAAATATCAACAAGGATTGCTTGAACTTGAAGAGTTCTTTAATGGTGTTCGTACACGTGTGAACGCTATTGGCAAGGGGAAGATGTCTGATTCCGCTAAGGCGGAACTCAGAGAAGATTTGTTAAACCAACAGGTTTCATTTCCAGAAATGGTTTTGTCATCTTCAACTCGAAAAATAAAGAATGCTTATGGCAACATAGTTGAAGAATCAGTTACAAGAAGAACTGGAAGAATGTTGCAAGATGGTCCGGGTAGGTGGAGAGAGGGACCAAACGGTAAGGACAAGATTTGGGCTGCAAAACTTTCTGAACTTGAAGCACAGGGTGCTTCAAAGCAACAGATTGAAAAGGCACGTCAAGAGTTGTTAAACAGCACCCACAGGTATCCAGAGGTTGTGACCGAACGCAAGCAAGTACCTGCTCAAATCAAAGAGAACGCAGATGTGTTCCAGTATCAGTTCACTGGTCAGGGTAGAACAACTGAAGGCGCAGTAATGAAGCCTACTGGTAGAACCATTACTGAAGAGGCTGGTGAGTGGGGTCCAAGAAAGCAAGAACTATTTGAGAAGCAAACTCGTCGTTCGTCTGATATTACTCGTTCAATCATTTTGCAAGAAGAACTATCAAAGATTTTCCGTGTTGAACCAGTTGGCAATCCGGGTTCTTTTCAGCCAAAAGAAATTGCAACTGCTCTGCGTACACAAGAACTCATTCGTGAGCATCTTCCAGAACTAGAGGCTGTTTGGTACCGTCAGAACATCGCTACAACCGACAGACTTTTCTATCGCCATCCAGAGTCTGCTTACCTTGAAGAAAAAGTTCTAGAACTTCTTCGCAAGTATGGTAAGAGACCAGCATGGGGTAGACCAACTAACAAGCAGGCAAGAGTTGTCAACATGAAGGGTGGAGTGCAGGATAGTGGTTTATCGAAGTACAGCGATGTAAAGGGTTACAGAAAAGAATCAATTAGTTCTGCTGGTCAGTACGACAAACTCCGTGGAAACATTCTTGCTGCAATTCAGGAGTTGAATACCGCACAACTTCCCTATCAGGCAAAGAGGACCAACTCGGTTAAGAAGGAAATAAAAGAACTTCAAGACCTTTACGATAAAATTGTAAAGGAAACAGAAGTAGACCAGAAGATTGCACAAAAAGTGGGTAAACGTCTAACTGGTCAGAGTTCAATTAAAAACATTAACGCCTCAATAAACAAAGCAATCAAAGGTGGCAAGCAATATGGCTTCTCATCTATTCTCAAGTCCGCATTCAACGGAAATGAAAAGGGTGTTGCCGACCTATTCGCAGAATTGCTTGGTGGTCAGACGTATGACTTCGCAGCAACTCGTGGTGTTCGTCAGTACAGAGATGTGCAAGTAGCCGACTCGTACTTTGGTAGATTGATGGATAGAACATCTGGTCGTGTAAAAGGTCTTCGTGTTTTGACAGATGAAACAAACATCCCATTGGATGTTTTGTTGCAAGGTAATCCGGGCCACTCTGTTGGTGGTAAGTACATACCGGGTTCTTGGTTGCTAAGAACAGAGTTGCGTGGTGCTAATGCTTCTGCAGACTTCTTGGAAGAATACGCCGATGAACTACTGCGACGTATTGATGCAAAGAAAACTATCAATACTGCAGAAAGAACAGCCACCCGTGAAGTACAAAAACTCGAAGGTCAGTTTGCTCTTCCATTTATTGGCGAACCAAAAACTGGCAAACCATTCATCTCAAGATTGTCTGATGAAGTTGAAATGGAAATACCAGACCAAGGTAGAATCATGCGCCAGAAGGTGCGTGAAGAAGTAGAGAATGACGCCGTGTTGCAACAACTCGATGAGTTGGCTGCAACTCCAGAGTATGCCCGTGCTGTTCGTCGTGAGGGAGAACATCGCTTTGCGATGGTTCTTGCAAGACTTGATAGTGATACTGCACGTGAACTTGGATTTACTGGACCAGAGTTTGAAGCACTATGGAACAATCCGCTGAAAGAAGTAAAGATTGATGCCCTGCGTTCACAGTTGAAGACGCTGGAGAAGACGAGAATACGTTTGCTCGGTAGGCGTAATGCAATGGTGCGTCGTTACGGCAATGAGTTTGCTGCAACCAACTTGGATGTTCAACTTGAAAGAGTTGAGAACTTGCTTCTTCAGGTTGAAGAAGAAGTTCTTTCGTATGATGCTTCTGGTTCTGCATTGAATAAGTTGTCAAGACTGTATGACAACTTCAGCAGTTTGGATGGACAGAAAGAGATTAGCGCTGTGCTCGCAGAACAGCGTAGTGCCCCACTCAAGTTCAAGACTGGACCTGATGGCGAGATTGCTCTTGGCGCAGATGAAGCATTGCAACAGGTGTTGAATAACACTGGTTCACGTGCGCTTTCAACAGATGTTGATTCACGCTTGAAGTATTTGCAGAAGGCAAGACTGTCAAGCGATGAATACAAGACCATCAAGGGTTATAAGGAAATTGAACAAAGACTGAACTTCAAGATGCAAAGAGAGTGGGCTAACCAACGCTCCAATGTTCTTTCATTCCAAGACAGAATCCGTGCAAGGGTTGACGGTCTGCGTGGTCGCAACATTGAAGAAGAAGCCAATATTGCAAGACTTGAACAACAGATTTTTGATGAACTTGAACCAACTGGATTGAAGGCTCGTGCTACTGGTGGTGCAAAACTTGCTACAGAAGCACAGACTCTTTCAGAGTCGTTGCGTACACGACCAAAGCAACCTATTGCTGGTGCCGAGTGGGAAGGTCTTTCACCTGCTGAGATTGAAGCAAAACTTGGTGGCATGGGTGTTGAGACTGGTCCGGCAAGAGAGGGCAAGTTCTTTAGGGCTGACTCTGGTGCAATCGAGGCTGGCAACACACCGAAACAACTTGAAATTGCAGCGAAGAGAGCAGAGAAAGATGAAATCTTTGGTCTGCTTGAAGGCATGAAGTTTAGAAAGATTGTTGAAGAGGGTCGTGAGAAAGAGGCAATTGATTCACTTGCAAACATGACCAACCAACAGCGTTCAATAATTGCTAACAAGATGAAGGCTGTTCGTCAACTGGAAGATGCAAGAAAAGTTCAGTGGAAACTTGATGCTGGCAAGGATAAGAAGAAGTTGCTTGGTGCTGTTACGAAGCGTCGTTCGGAACTTGCTTCTGCACAGGACACCCTAAAGGGCGCACAGCAGGCTTATGACAGCGCTGTTGAGTTTGCAGAGTGGGGTCCAGAGGCTCTTGAGGATGCACGCAAGACGGTCACATCTCTGAAGGATTTGGCTATTGAGGGTCGCAAGGTCAGAGCAACAATCAATAGAAGTAGTGTTGCATGGAACTCTGAAGTGAACAAGTTCATTGAAGATGCTTCTGGTCTTCTTAACAGTATTGATGGTGATGACATACCGAATAGTATTCGTTCTGTCATTACTGATTACACCAACAAGCAGGCAGAGTACTTCAAGCAGTCTGCAAGATTGACTGAAGCACAAGAAGAACTGATGCTTGCTAAAGGTCTCAAGGGTCGTAGTTGGATTGCTGGTAGTGATGTTACTGGCAAAGTTGATAGAAGAGCACCTATTGGGTTCCGTGACCAGATACCAGAAGATGCATACGAAATTGTTCCAATCTTCGACAAGGGCTTTGTTCAACTCAGCAAGTACTTCCCAACTATTGGTGTAAGGCAAGAGTTGGCATCAATTGTTCAGAGCGTTCACAGACTGAACGAGCCACAGGTTGTTCGTGAGATGAACAGGTTCATTGGTAAGTACACACGCTTCTTCAAAGCGTATGCAACTTTGTCGCCGGGATTCCATGCACGAAACGCAATGTCAAACTCATTTATGATATTTGCTGCAGGTGCAAAGTTGAAGTGGATGAACGAAGGTCTTGATATGAGTAGGTCTTGGCTTGCCGCTTCACGTGAATCAAAGACTGTTGACCAGTGGATTGCTTCGCTATCTGCAGACATGCAGGTAAAAGCAAGGACTGCAATGGATGCATTCTTTGCATCTGGTGGCGGTATGTCAACGGACTTCTTTGATATTAGTCGTGTGCCTCGTGGAACAAAGAGGTCAAAAGAACTTGGTAAGTGGGTTGAAAACCATTCCCGTTTTGTGCTCGCATGGGATGGTGTTTCACAAGGGCTAGACATGAATGCAGCGTCTACACGGGTAAGAAAGTATCTGATTGACTACGCAGACGTTTCAACTGGCGACCAACTGATGCGCCAGATTGTTCCGTTCTGGATGTGGACAAGTCGCAACCTTCCGTTGCAACTTGGAAACATGTGGCTCAATCCAAAGGCTTACGCCATCTACAACACCATCAAACGAAACGTTGATGATGAAGAAGAAGGCGCTATTGTTCCACAGTGGATGAGAGAGATTGGTGCATTCAAGTTGCCATTCGGAAACAACCTGTATGCAACACCAGACTTCGGATTCAATCGTGTTGGTCAGCAGGTTCAAGAGTTGTCAGACCCACAGCGTTTGTTGTCAAACGTCAACCCTTTGATTCGAGTCCCACTTGAGTTGATGGGTGGTAGGCAGTTGTACAACAACCGTCAGTTCTCCGACAAACCAGTTGAGGTGGGTAATGGTGCTGGAGCAATCCTGCAACCATTCCTTGCTGCAGCAGGTTATGGAGAAACACGAGATGGAAAACAGTTTGTTGACGACAAGGCTTACTATGCAATAAGAAACTTGGTTCCATTCCTTGGAACAGCAGAACGATTGACACCATCAATTGACACATATCAACAACGTGGATATGTGAACCCACTACTCGGATTCCTTGGTGTTCCGGGTCGTCAAGTCAAGGAACAAGAAATTCAATCTGAACTTGCAAGACGAAAAGGCAACATAGCGAAAATAACATCACGAGAGAAAGCATTAGGTGAATAACATGGCAAAGCGCAAATACACAGGAAACAAAGACGGGGCAGCAAAAGGTTTGCGCCCCGGCATGAAGGTGTTTATTGAAGAGACAATCAAGTTGTCTAACGGTGCGCTCTGGAATAATGGCGACTGGGGTGTAAGACCGATGCGTGGCAAGGAGTCTTTGTCTGTGCACGCAACTGGAAGAGCAGTTGACCTCTCGTTCAGGCATATGCCACCTAAGAAGGGTGTGAAGAACGGTCGCTTGGAAGCAGTAAAGGTGTTGAAGATTATTGTCGCCAACGCTGAAGCGTTAGGCGTTGAAGCAATTTTTGATTACATCGTCAAGCCACACGGGCGTGCATGGAAGTGCGACCGTGGCGCTTGGTCAAACTACAAGAAAGAAACTATCCACGGGGGTGGTTCGGGTGACTGGTTGCATTTTGAGATTTCACCTGAGATGGCGGATAACCCGGCAAAAATGCGGGAAGCGTTTGCGAATCTTGTGATTCCAGATTTGACTCCTCAGGATTCTGAATAAACACAACTGGTTGTTCCAGTATCTTTGTGTCAATCACCATCCCTACGGGGATGTGGATTGGCATACCAACAGTCTTAGGGTCTTCAACTTCATCTGGAAAGTATGAGTTGACGAGGGTGATGTACCCTTGAAGTACGTCTGGGATTAGCCATCCTACGGTCACAACCGTTGCTTCCTTGGGCTCATACTTTTCTAGGTCTGTCCAACCGTTCTCTCCATCGAATGCATCCATCCAGTGGATTGCAACGAGAGCCCATTCTGATTTGACTGGTTTAGTCCTCATAAGGATTTATTCCTTCTTCGCTTAGATGTTCCTCTATTGTTCCGATTATTCCTGATACGAACGAACTTATCTTTATCCACGCCATTGCATTACCGTGTAATGCTTCTTGCCATGTACGGCATATCTCAACAGCGGATTCATCGTTGGCACTCATCACGATTGTTACACCGTTCTGTGAACGCTGTTCAATCTGTTCCATTTTTTCGTGCATGTCATCGGCTTGCTCTTTGGGAATGATGCTGTAAATCCAATCGTTCTGGTCAGACATTTTTTTTCTTTCTTTTCTTATTAGCAACATATATACTCCCGATGGGCAGACCATTTTCCTGTACTCCCGTACCCACAGTAACGTCGCCATACACAGAAGCAAGAAGCGTAGCAATCGCTTGCGGGCTAACTTCAACATCAAAACCCACCGTTATCTGTCGTGTCTTCAAGTCCGAGCCTTTCTCTAATAATAGGATTCTCTAAGAGGTGGAATCGTAACCGCTCATAAGCAGCATTCCTTAGTCTCCAAGCATGAGGTTTGGACACGCCAAGCCTTCCCCCAAGTTCTTCAAGTGAAATCATTTCTGAGTTGATTGCGTCAATAATGAAACGGTCTTGTTCTCCAAGTTGTTCAATGCATTCCGCTATTGCCTCTCGCAGTGGTTGGAGTTCTACTACAGACTCAACAAGGTTCTCACCGCTGGCAGCCATCATCAACGCCTCCATCGGCGTTTCTGGTCTCCTAGTTCCACGAAGGTTTGCTTCGTGGAACGGAGTCATCGATACTTCTCTATTCTTCAAAGTCGTCTGGCTTATCTCCACAAGATGGATTACGTGGAACTACTCCACGATAAACACAGCAACAAAGTTTTGCATTACTCATTTAGGTCATACTCCGGGTTTATCATCATGTCCATTACTTCTTCTGGTAGAAGCAAGAAACCTTTTGCTGGGTTGGCAGAGTTCCAAGCAAATGTTTTCATTCTGTTTTTAGGAAGTGTTGAAATGTACCGCTTCAGTCTTTCAACTGAAACGGCAAGCATTGCACCATCAAGACAGTAGATGTATACCCACCATTTTGCTTCTGTTACTTCAAGACCACTTGGTTTCCAACCATTGCCTCTTGGGTTCTGTTCAGTCTCAACGACCATGCGACCATTGCGGTAGCGGTCTGTCTTGACTTCAAATGAACCATCAGCAATTGATTGTAGGAAATCACGGGTGAGTTCCTCACCCTTCTTTCCAAACTTCAAGTCGTCGGAGAAGTTGTATCTGCGTTCTGCTGGGAAGTCCCAGCGTGACTCTTTCATGTGAACAACACAGTTGCGATTATGAGAGTACCAAGAACAAACATTACTTTTATCATGCCTTCTCCAAATACAGACAAACGATTTGTTTGTCGTCTGTGTACGCTACGCCATTCAAGGCATCAAGTACAGCCTTTGCATAGTTGTCAATGTCCCCTGTGAGTTTCCCCTTGGGTAAATCTACGTTCACATTCGGTTGAACAGGTTCAATGAATATTTCTGTTCCCGCTGTTGTGAACGCAAGTTTTACTGACAGTAGTTCGGTCTCGTAAAGAGGGCCCTCGTACAGTTCGGCAAAGTCTTGCTCGTACTTTTTGGTTTCCTTTGGGGTGAATGCATGACCAGTCTTGGTTACTCGTGGTCTGCCCTTCGCTCTTGGGCGAAGTGCAATCATCTGATGGAATGGCTTCATGGTCTAAATGCTCCAGTCGTATCTAATCCGTAAACGTCTTCAACTATCTTCACTAACTGTTCTACTGAATCAGTACGCAGATGAAACTTTCCCCAACGCTTGTCAGCATCAACGAGTATTACATATGCATGGTTCATTGGAGTACCTAAGTTGCGCATCTTGTGCACCATCCTGACCAACGTTGTTGACCTGTCGCTTCCATCAAGAGGTCCGTGCCTCCAGATGGTTGCAACATATCCATCAACATGGTCAAGTGCTTCCTGAACGGAAACACCAACTGGAAGGTTGTCAAGTTGTGCCTTGCTCTTTGGTCTGTGCATCTCTGCCAATGGCAACAGCGTCTTTGCAGAAACCCTGCTTATCAAAGCAGAGTTTAGAAAAGTACTGAGCGTCATCGGAACATCATCTGAATCAAAAAGAATATAACGATTCTCTGGAATCACATGCATACCGTTTGGATACGGTAAGCGAACATAGTTCCCAAGTCCGGTTGTTTCTTCTTGCTTTGGATTGACTTCCTTTGGCGGTAAACCAATGGCTTCGTGTGCCGACAGGAATGCTCTACGCATTACTGCTGCAGATATCCAGTCGCTGGCAAACACCCACACATGAAAACCCTTGCGGGTTTTCTCAACGAATGACGGTATGCCTTTGACCATGAGTGCTGTTTGTAGATTGCGTGCAGAGTCAATGTCATCAACATCAATATCTGAACACCCCCACTTGACTGTGTTGCCAAGTGTGAGCGGGTAGATACCAATGAGTTCTTTGCCATTGAGATGATTGGCAAATGTTTCTGCGGTCACAACTGACTTCACAGCACCACCTTCCCAAGTCCCGTAAGCATCTGTACGACCTTCAAACAGTGTCTTGAACATCTCTACTTCAGTCATAAGCCATTCCCATCTGCAGGTATTGCTCTGGCAGTTCACCATCTAGTTCACGAAGACGACCAGTTGCTGTGTCTAACTCAAAGTCAATGTCGTCAACAAGTTGCCCTGCTGGTCGTTTGTTCTTGAGTAGCGACACGGTGACTGTGTGTTCGTGCACCTTGGCTTCATGGCGTAGCAATTCGAGCCTGTCTTGTGCACGCTCTGAATGTGAACGGTCAAGTTTCTCAATCAGTTCGTACATCTCGTGCGCAATCTGATATTTCTTGCGACGGACACCGATGATTGATGTTGCTTGTTGTTCTCCACCGAATGAACCAGATGACATGGTGAGTTTCGCACCATCAGCGCCAGCATGGCGTGATGTTTGGTGCAACACGAGAATCGGCACATCATGCCGACGACCGAAACCTTTGAGGAAGGTTGCTTTGTCTGGAACTGTTTCTCCTGCTTCAACTAGGTCTAGGTAGTCAACCACAACCAGTTCAGGTACTTGTCCCCACACATCACAAACTTCACCGTAGGCACGTTCCATGTCGGAACTTGTCAGTGGCTGGTCAAACACAGCGAGGTTTGGAAAATCTTCCTCTGCTGTTCGGCGTAGCAAGTCAATGGCTTCTTGGTCATCGGCTGCAACACGTGCTTCCAGTTCTCGTGCATCAATTCCATGATGCATACAGGTGAGTTTGGTCAATACGAGTTGGCGTGGCTCGTCAGGTATGAACATTGCAATGTGTTTGTCACGGTTGTTGCGAAGTGCATGAAGTAGTAAGAGTGTCTTACCGCCGTGTGCAAATCCCAACATCATGGCAATTTCGCCCGGTGCAATGCCTCGTAGTTCTTTATCTATCCGACCGATACCAAGATGTACTCTGTCTTGCGGTGACTGTGCCCAACGCACAAATGAGTCAGCCGCTTCTGAAAGAGGTGTGTACATTCGGTACTCAGAGAGTTGTGGAGCGACCGCGGATGGTCGCCCCACATTCTCCCAGCCAGCAGATATTTCTTCTGCTGATAGTCTCATTACTTGGCTCGTGGTGGCCAGTAAGCCTTTTCCGCATCTACTGCACGGAATGAAGGGCGCTTTGGATTCTCGGCTAGACCATCACGGTTGTCGTACACAACGGTTACACCGTCACGCTTGCAAGCCTTGATGAGCCAGTCTGGAAGTGGACCATGTTGTGTTCCTTTTACGGTCACGGTTGCAGTTGAGGAAGATGATGAAGACGAGAACGACTTCGCTGGTGCTTGAACTTCTTCAGCACCTAGTTCCTGCTTCAACATGCTAATCACAGCGGTGTTCTGCTGGACTGCCTGACTGTTTGTTGTGCCACCGTAAATGGTGTCCATCATGATTTCGTTGATTGATGAGAACAAAGTTGCAAACTCACCCAAACGGGTGTCTACATCTGTGGTCTTGTTGGTGAGGTCTGCAGCGATTTTTGCTGAGACTTGGGTGATGATTGCTCTGTCTTTATCCATTAGTTTGCCTCCTCGGCATTTGTTGTTTCGCTCGTGATGTACGAGCCTTTGCACATTGACCATACAGGACACCAACGCTGTGAGCATAGGTAATGCTGGTCATTTACTATCCATCGTGTTGATGGCATTTTCGCTTGAACCGTCAACAGGTTGTTGACGAGTGCGATTGTTTGGTCAATTATCCATTGACCGTGTTCTGGTGTTCGTGTAATAGAAACGATTTGTCCTGTTGACGAAGCGTTCCTAATCATGACGCCGAAGTTGAATTCAACCGGGTAATCAATCATGCCCATTGCATGAGATGCTTCTGCGTACACAGATGATTGAACATTCTGTGTTTGCTTCTCCGCTTGATAATACTTTCGAGCCGCTGTCTTCCAGTCCCAAATACCTTTCGGGTGGAAGTAATCCATCGTGCCCTCAAACCAGAGTTCATACTCAAACAGTTCGTTGTCCACATGAGCAACTTTAGTCTCAAACTTGTACTCACACTCGCCACCTTCAGGAACGCTGGGCATGATGTCTCGTGCCCATGCTTCTGCCATTGATGCAATGTGTTTGTCCCAGTTCTTCGGGTCTGTGTTGGTGATGTTGATTGACTTGCCCTCAGCCTTGAGATGCGCTTCCTTGGTGCGGAATGCGTACACAGAGCGTTCGGCAATGTCTCGTATGTCAATTTCTCCACGCAAATAATTCTCAATCCCTGCGTGCACAGCCGTGCCCATCATTGCTGAGTCGTTTTCTTTGCGTGTCTCAGGGTGTAACGCCGTGAGCCTTGCTCGTTCGGGACACATCAAAGCATCACCAAGCCATGACTGGCGGATGAAAACTTTGGTTACGTCGTAGCCATTGTTGTTATCTAATCTCATGTTTTTCCTTTGTTTGTTTTTGTGTACGTACATGTTTGCGCCGTTGCCTAAGCAACAGGCGCATAACTACTGGCTAGACCCCCCCCTTTCCCCCCCATTGTGACAGACAATGAGAGGGAATGCTGGGGTGGTCAGAACTGATATTGAAGTATCAGTTTTTTACAGACCCCACGGACCAAATCCGTTGTCATATCGGGCTTCTGCATAGTTGTGAATAGCAAGTGCTGCTCTCAGGTTGCGGTAAGGACCGAACAGCCCCTCAGAACGGCTTACAATGCCTCTAGAAGCCAACCACGGTGTCCAGAAGCCATTGATTTGCACCAATCCTCTTGAACCACCCATTGGGTCTTCGGTGTTGTGAGCGCCTGTGTTGCATCGGCTTTCTCTCCACATCAGATAATCCAGTGTTGGTAGAAGTGACGGTTTCCACCCTGCATCAACAGCGGTTTGCCACCACTGAGGACAACGGGCAGAGGCAGAAATTTCGACCGGCTCTGGAACATCGTGCTTGGTAAAAGAAGTGGGGGGCACGAAGCCCCCCACACCTAATGAAATTGAGATAAGTATTTTTGCTATCAACTATTCCCCCCTTAGTGCTTCCAATAAAACATCTTCCATCTCGCCTTTGGCGGACAGAAGTTCTTCCAACTCTGCATGAGTTGAGTCGGCTCTCCGACCATCACCTAGACGCTGGGTTTTCTTTGCCAGTTGGTCTACGCCGATAGCCAAAGACTTGACGACAGCACGTAACTCAGAGAGAGTTAGTGTCACCTCAAGGGTTGGTTCTTCTTTGCGATTACTCACGGTAGTTGCCTTTCATTTTCTTTTGCGGATGAGACTTTCAGCGCACGAACAACGTCGTACATGTCTTGCATGGCACTTGCTAATGAGCCCATTGCGTTACCTTCGTCGTATGTAACGGTTTCGCTGTCCGTAAATCGGATAGACGAACCCATTTTTCCGTTGTGCATCATTGTCATAAGACGAACACGCTTACGTTCAGGGTGTTGTGATGGTGCAATTTCGTTGTTTGCATCATTGTCTTTGTCAATCGGTGAAGCCCAACCTGTAGTAACAACAGCAAAGCCGTTGTATTCCATGCTGAACAACCTGACTGCATTCAATGTGTCGTCAAGCATTTCGTAGATGTCTCCCTGCTCATCAATGTTCTTGATAGCCGGGACTTCACCACGAACATAATCAACAGCAAACAAAATTGATTTGCCTAAGTTGAATGGGTCTGTGGTCAGACTTTCTACCTTGCTTGCTACTGCTTGGTCAATCTCTCTGAGAGTTTGCTCAAACTTTTCTGTGTATGTGATTGCTGTGTTCATTTCTTTCTATTCTTTCTGTAGTCGGCTTTGCCGTTGGTTAGTGTGATACCACCCCAAATACCCCATGAGTTGGTTGCTTTGCCATAAGCAAGGCATTCAACTTTCATCGGACATTCAGAGCAAATTGCTTTCGCTTGCTTCCATTCTTTCATTTTCTGTTTAGTTGGTGGCCATTCTGGAAACCACCATACAGTTGGTTGGGACTTACACTTTGCTCTAGTGAAGTCTACAGTCACAGGCTCAAACATCTGAACCTGCAACCAAACGATTCTGAATGACCTTGAGAACTTTCTCTGCTATCTCATTAGAGAGATTGCTTGTGACCGACTCAACCTTTTCGTCAACCATGTCCCTGATAGTAGAGATATCGAATGTTGAAGATATGTTTGCAGCAACTTGGGTATTCACCAAGTTTCTGAAACGGTTGTTGTTGAGCAGATGACGCAGGAACGCTTCGTTCTCCCACAACGGTGCTGTTAGGTCAATGAGTTGCTGGTAGTCAATGTTGTCACGAACCTCACTCGCAATCTGAGTGTAGTCAATGCTTTCAAGAACCCAGTTACGCACCTTGCGTGTGTAATCACGGTCTTCCATCATTGTTGAAGACACATCATCAACAACCATCTGCAAGTTTGGGATACGACCGTTTACCTGTCGCTCAACTTCCTCAATGATTTGTGTCTCCATTGACTGACTGAATAGTGATGGCATTGAGGCACTATCTACAGATACCTCAAATTCCATTGTTGATGGGATTAGTTTGATTGTTGTCATTTGCTTTCTCCTTGTGTGTTTGTTTCTGTTTTGAGTGAATCGGGAATAAGGTCATCAAACGTGACTTCATTCAGACGGATATTGTTTTGTGCAAAGCCACGCTGAAATGCGTTCAGGTAGTATGCGTATCTTTCTTCTTGGTTCATGTTCCTCCTAGTTGTAACTTGGGTGTGTGGTTGATTGTGATTGAACTGGAATGATTACTGAATTCGCAGCGTAGATGTCATCATTGAAGCCATCAAGGTCGTAGACCTGATAGATGGCAGACCAACAAGCACATGGATACTGTGCACCACAGAAGTGACACGCACCGCACTCATCGCAATGAGTTTCCAACACACCATTAGGTGTCTTGTGTGCATGAGCACAGTTGTAACACTCAATGAGTTGCTCGTTGTCAGTCAGTTCAGTGGTGAACACAGTGAACTGGTTCATCTGTTCTTCACACAGATACTCAAGTTCGTCATCATAATCAGGAATGATTAGACCATTGTCTTTCTTATCCCATGATGATGCATACGAAGTCTTGCCGTATCCATAATCCCAATCGTCATAACCCCAAAGACTGCCACTTGATTTGTATGAAGTGCCAGCGTAAGGCTTGTAAGTCACAGCCTCATATGAATAGTTAGACCACCACATATCTTTATCCCAGTGACCAGACTTCTCATTGAGAATGTACCAGTCTTGCTTGGCTTCATCATGAGTGGTGAGGAATACCAACTTAGAACCAGTAGCCCATGCTTCTAGTTTCTTGTAGTACTCATCATCATCAAGTGAAGTAATGCCACCAACGCTAGGCATGATGTCTTGTGCAAACACTTTTGTGTCCGAACGAGTATCGCCCTTTGGTATGGCAACTGGAAGTATGCCGTTGTGACCAACGACTGATTGGTTGTCTTTACCCAAGAAGAATGGGTGACAATTAGAAACAGTCTCGCTACCGTGAGTTGCCCAACGGAAGTGAAACACAGCAGGACCTTGATGTGTGCGACGCAAGTCCGTGAACTTGTTTGCGACCTCATCGAAGTCCATGCTGTGGCAAGTCACAATGGTCTTGCCTGTTGATATTGCGAAACCAAACCCGTCAGGGTTTGCGGTCGCCGCAACTTTGAACCTGTCCATGTCTGGTGAGACATAATCAGGAATGAATGTTAGTAAACACATATTGTGTTCCTTTCTTGTTTGTTGTTTGTGTGATTAGAAACTGATACTGGAGTATCAGTTGTCATTGGTGATTGTTGTAGTGATGGAATCGCAACGCTCAGCGAGGCGACTAGACAGAATGGCATAACGCTCTTGTGTGGCAACCCATGAACGGAATGAACGGAACGCCAAAGCATTACCAGACATAACTTTCTGAGTGTCACACTCTGTCTCGGTGTAGTTGAAGACTGCATCACAGAACTGCAACGCAGACTGCACAGTCTTGGGATTGAGTGATGGCTTGAAGAAACGCAACTCAACTGTGTGGCGGTTCTGCAAATTGACAGCGCAGTAACGATTGTCGTTGCGACTTTCGTTCTTTGCATGCTTCATCAACGATGAATTGGTACGAGTGACATAGTTGCCATCGTCGTTGTACTCATTCCACGCATTGAGGAAATAACCCTTGTCAAAGTTAGCCCAACGCTCACTATCACGACCTGCGAAACGCTTCACATCTGTTGCGTTATCAAGTATCAACTTGAAGAACTTGAACAAATGCTTTTCGTCTTTGAATGCAGAGCGTGACAAGTGAACATGCAGACCACAAGTGCCTGTGTCCCACGACTTGCAACCTTTCTTGATAAGACCAGATATGCCAGCCCAATCAAAGTGTTCCATTGCAAAGCCCAATGTCATCGGATGCGAAACAATCTCGAATCCATGTTCCAATGAACCATCTTCCTTGAGATAAACAATGTCGTTGCTCTGCGTGTTGATTGTGTCAAGCACGAAACGTGCACAATCCTCACGAGGGAAACGACCTGTCTCTAACTCCAACTCAAAGCCCATGTACAACGATGTACGGTTCAATGATGTTGTCTGGTCAATGACTGTTGCATAGTACGATTTATGCCCGTCATCATTGAGGAATATTGCAGTTGGCTTGGCAGAGTAAGACATGATGAGACTGTCATCTTCGTCTTGGTTCTGTTCTTCCATCTCGCAAACGAAGTCCTCGTTACAACCACAGCAACGGCGCTGGATATCCCAGTCGTTGGTGTAGAGGTCGTCTTCTTCGTATTCCTCACCACAGTTGTAACACTGAATGAGTACTTCTTCTTCTTCACTTGCAGGCATGATTAGCCCTTTCTGTTTGTTGTTTGTATGTTTGTCCCACAGCCGAAGCCGTAGGCGAGAATGCACCAATGTATGGGGGACACTGATGCACTCTCGCCCACGCAAACTGATATCGCAGTATCAGTTTGTATGAGCGTTGTTCACGCTGATTGCTCTGCGTGCACATCACCTGATTTACGCAATGCAAACAGTAGTAGTTTGTGTTGGTAATCTCGTTCTTCTTGTGACTGATTGTATGCCTTGACCATCTTCCATGCAAACTCAACGAGTTCGTCTTTCTTCATTGCATACAACGCTGTCTTACTTGTCTTATTCATTTACGCTCTCCATTTCTTTCGTTAGTTCTGCAATTTGCTTGAGCAGACGCTTGTTCTCTTCTTGCAACAACTGAATATCAGTCTCTGCATTATCCAATGTTGCTCTGATTTGTTTGAGTTGCATCTTGATGTAACTACTTGTCATTGCTGTTCTCCTTTTGTTTTTTCTTGTGTGTCTAACATGTATTGCATGTAAGTTAGAATTTGACCCTTTGTAGGCACTGGCTCAAAGCAACGAACCTCAACAGTATTTCTGTGCAATAAGTTCACTGCACAGTATCTACCAATACTGTCATCTGGGTTGGAACTTCTTGTTGCACAATAACGGTGTTCAGGTGCAAAGAAACTATCGACCGCTAATCTTTGGAACATTTTCACATCAGCAACGATTGCGTCAGCAAATCTTTGCGTATGTGCTTCATCAACAAATGAAGCCCTGTTGATATGAATATGAAAACCACGCTCACCAATTCCATTGACCTTGAAATCTGATTTGATTATCGGGCTAGTCCAACCCCAGTTGAAATGATTTTCGTAGTAGAAGAATGTCGCAGGTTGCGAAATAATTTCGAATCCCTGTTCCAACGAACCATCTCGCTTGCACATCACATCTTCCGTGTAAGAAAGAATATTTGCAGCGAGTTCTTCCGACTCAAGTGCATGAGGTGTTCGCTTGCTTGCTTCTAATTCCAACTCAAACCCCATAACAGGTGTCTCCGTGCCATAAGCAAATGGTGAATCGCCATTGTTGTGATACAGACGCATTCTGTCGTGGATACCGTGACCAAACTTGAACTCTCTGCTGAAACTACTTGAGTATGGGCGAAGAACACTGAGTTCGTCACGTGCAAAATCTTCCAACTCCTGAAGAAGTTCATGCTTTGATAATTCGTCAGCGTTGTTGATTAGGTGGATAAAACTACGCAAAATTGCCACTTGATTATTCATGTCTGTTTCTCTTTTCTGTTTGTTTGTTTGTGTACGAAAACTGATACCGAAGTATCAGTTCCAGTCCTTTAGTTCCCATGTCTTTGGGTCTAGTTCCCATTCTCCACCCAAATAAACATTATTCGTTGGGTGATTACGCTTAGACCAATTCCTGTTTTCCATTTCGAGACGGTCAAGCCATTCTTTGCTCATTGTCCAATCTTTCTCGGCTTTCTCGTAGCCCCATTCGTATGCAAAACCCCATACGATTAGCACCACAATCATTCCGATAGTGAATAGTCCGAACCAATTCATTTCTGTTTCTCCTTTTGTATTTGCTCACTTGTGTGAACATGACGCAACACCATGCAGAGGGTCACATGATGTTGCGGTAACTCACACAGAGTTACGCAACTGATATCGCAGTATCAGTTATTTGTTAGCAAGCATTGCTTGCAACTGTGCTTTGGTGTACTTGCTTGCTTCTTTCTTAGCGTCAAAGCGCTTTGCTTTGCTTGTCTTTGCACGCTGTCCGTCACCCGCAACCAATGTCTTCAGGCTATTCCATGAAGCGGTGGCGTATGTCTTTTCGCAAGCAAGAATTGCTTTCTCAACTGTGCCGTACTTCTTTAGCAACTTCACACCTGCCGTAACATTCTGGCGAATTGTGTTGTCACTGTGTCGTGCTTCGCCTGCATTGCAAACCGACAGGCTTGCTTTTGCGTACTCGCTTGCGGACACTTTCAGTTTCATTGCTTCATTGCTTGCACCAAACCAACCAAGAATGATGTCGTACTGTCCGCCAAGAATCTTTGGCTCATGTACTGTCATGTAGTTGGTCTTGATGGTCTTCTTCTGTGTTGCTTTCATGTTTCTATTTTCCTTTTTTGTTTGGCGTTGTTCCGCAACGACTCACGGAGTGATTACTCACTAGACAACACACAACTGATACCGCAATATCAGTTATGTGTTGGTACTAAGTAACGACTACTTACTTGCGCTTGCAATCAAATATTCTTTTGCGTACGCAACTGTATGCGGATTCACTGGCAGATTATTCTTCACGCAATGAAGTAGATACTTGCGAAGTAGTTGGGCGTATATTGTTCGTTCACTGTTCACGATAGGTTCTCCGTTTGTGTATGTATGACTCGCCATGTTTGGCGTGCCTCTTACAACAAGTGTGGGGTCGGATTTGTGAAACGGGCTTGTTGCGATATGCGCCCCTTTTACTGGTGTTTTGCGAACACAGGACACAGGGGAGGGTGGGCCCCCCCGGCACCCAGCGAATAAAAGGATGGCGATAAGACAGAGCCGTACAACTGATTTTCTAGAAAGGGGGTGGGGATAGAAGAAAAGGGTACCTTTTCCTTATATAATATAGGTTTTGTTCTATATTATGAACGTGCTTGTTTGCCAGCCTGTTTTGCTGGCTTTGTGTTTGCCACAAATTGCTTACCCTGCTTGGATGCGGCTATCTTTTTCTTGTTGGTAGCAGCCTTTTGGGCGGGTGTGAGTTTGTCCCACGCTTTGTCTGGTAGGTAGCGTGTTGTGCCACCTGCACGTTGTGCTGGTTTGCCATCTGATGTGCGCCACTTTTCTCCAGTCCACTTTGTGAGACTTGATTGGGTTGCTGTTTTGGCACCAGAGTAACCACCGCCAGCCTTCTTGTATTCTGAGGCTAGTAGTTGTGCTTTGCGTGCTGACCATTGTCCGGGTTTGCCACCTTTGGAACCAGCCATGATTCTGTTTTTGATTCTTTCTCGTTTGGCTGGGTTTGTGTACGCCACTAGCAGTTCCATTTCTTGAGTGCAAGAGCCTTGCGGGTTGGTCTACCTTTTTCGTCTTTCATTGGTCCCGGCATACCACCCATACGGGAACAAAAATTCTTCCTACGGTTCGCTGCTTTGGAACCGGGTTTAAGTTTGGATGGCTTTGTTGTGACCGCCATCTGTAGTTTAGAACCGGGGTTCTCTTTACGGTAAGACGCAACACCTTTACGGTTCAAGCCCCCTTTAGGGTCTTTCCCTTCCTTGCGTTGCCATGCAGCAGTTTTCTTTTTCGTTGCCATGTCTTTACCTTTTGAAACTGTGTTCGTAGCCTGCGAGCCAACCTTCGCTCTCAGGAGCGAGGTTGGACATGTCTTGCCTTCCCCCCATCCCTACCCTTCCCCCCATTCCGTTACATATCTTTCTGCGTTCACATCACCACTCACAGTGGTCGTAACGAAACGGCTTTATAGCAATGAAACAGAACGAAGAACTGACGCTCACAAGCCAACAGCAAGAGTACCTTGATTGGCTTCTCACAGCCCCTAGCGAGCGTGTACCGCCTTCCAAGAAGCAGATGGCTGTGCACGTAGGCGTCGATGTCAAGACACTCCGCCGATGGGAAAAGAAAGAAGTGTTCCTCAGTCAGTGGAAAGAGGCGGTTGACGAAGTTCAGGGGTCGCCTGAGCGTACTCAGCGACTCCTAGACACTTTGTATGCCAAGGCTCTTGATGGCGATACCAAATCTGCACAGTTGTACTTGCAGGCAACTAACCGTATGGCTCCGCCTACGGTAACGGTTCAGTCTAATAAGAAAGCAGCAGAACTTTCTGATGCTGAGTTGGATTCTTTAATCGCTGCGGTAGCGGAGCGAGAGAAGGCTCAACGTACACACTTGAAGGCATTGTGAACATGGTTGAATGTCCTGAGTGTGGCGAGGAGTATCCACCTGTGGCAACACATTGGATTTGTCCAGCGTGCGGGATTGATGACAGGGCACAGCCGAAGATGGCGGTGTTTGAATTGAGGGATTATGGCGACAACTAACGATGCGATGTTTACGGCCCTTTCGGGCTCGTATCCATCTGCCGGTCAGACCCTTGGTGACTTGTTGTATGCGTTTTGGTCTGAGAAGGGTTTGCAGTATCGTGGCACTTTGGAGTATGACTGGTATGTAAGTCAGGGTGCTACTGGCACAACTCTTGGTGACTTGGCTAACGATTACTTTGCAAACCTGTACGACCTTGTAACCTTCGATATATCTGACCCAGATGAGTGGTTAGAACTACAAGTATTTGACCGTTACGATACGGTTGAACAGCAAATATTCACTTTACTTTGGTAATGTAACGATTTAGGAGAACATATATGGCAACTTTCACAAAACTCGCACTTCAACCAGCAGGCACAACGGGAACAGGTCTTGGCATTCTTGTCGCTGCTACCTCAACTGCTGGCACAGCGATTCACACGGCTTCAGCAACGGCTACCACGATTGATGAAATCTGGTTGTATGCAGTTAACACCCACACATCAGATATTAAGTTGACGATTGAGTGGGGCGAAGCAACTGAACCAAACGGAAATATCGAATATACGGTTAAGGCTGAAAACGGTCTGTACCTAATTGTTCCGGGTCTTTTGCTGCAGGGCAACGCAACAGCAAAGGTTGTTCGTGCTTTTGCCGCAACAGCAAACGAAATTGTAATTCACGGGTACGTTAACCGCATCACAGCGTAAGGTCATCTCAGATGCCTTCCTTCATTAGAAACACATCAGGTGGTAAAGCCATCAGCGGTGGAGCGTTGGCTCCACGCTCACGCCGTGGTAATAACACTGACCAAGTAGCGTCTTACTGGTCTGGTGGTGTATCTGCTGTATCAGAAATTGAATACTTGGTCATTGCGGGTGGCGGTGGCGGTGGAACATTTACTGGTGGTGGCGGTGGCGGTGCTGGTGGTTATCGCACATCTGTAGTTGGTGCAACCTCTGGTGCAAACAGTTCTGCCGAGTCTAAATTGGCTGTTTCTGCTGGAGTTGCATATACGGTCACTGTTGGCGGTGGAGGCGGTGCAGTAACTAACGGCTCTGATTCTGTATTGAGCACGATTACTTCTGTTGGTGGTGGTGCTGGAGGAAACTACAATAACCCTCGCAACGGTCAAAGCGGTGGTTCAGGTGGCGGTGGTTGCGGTGGAACATCTAGCGGTACTTCAGGTGGTTCAGGAACCGCAAACCAAGGAACATCAGGTGGTACAAACTGGACTGCATCACAATATGGTGCAGGCGGTGGCGGTGGAGCAAGTGGTGGTGGTGGACAAGGTTCTGCGTCTGTTGGTGGTGCTGGTGGTGCTGGTCTATCTAACTCAATTACTGGTACTGCTGTAACCCGTGGTGGCGGAGGTGGTGGTGGTGGAGACTTTATTACTGGTGGTAGCGGTGGTTCAGGCGGCGGTGGAAGCAGTAGTGGTGGAAGCGGTTCAGCAAACACTGGTGGCGGTGCAGGTGGAGCAACCTACGGTGGTGGTGGTGGAACAGGTGGTTCAGGAGTTGTTATTATTCGTTATGCAGATTCTTTTCCTGCTGCATCTGCAACTACTGGTTCACCAACAATTACGACAACTGGTGGATTCCGTATCTATCAATTTACTGGTTCAGGAACGATAACTTTCTAATGGCACATTTTGCACGCATAGAAAACAACATTGTTGTTAATGTCATTGTTATTCATAACAATGAACTTATAGTTAATGGTGTTGAAAACGAAACAAAAGGTAAAGAGTTCTGTCACAACCTATTTGGTGGTGAGTGGATTCAAACTTCTTACAATGGCAATATTCGCAAACAGTACGCTGGTATTGGATATACATATAATTCAGAAGCAGATGTGTTTGTTCAACCACAACCTTTTCCGTCTTGGTCATTAGATAGTAACCATGATTGGCAGCCACCTACTCCAAAACCAGATGGTGCTTTTTACTGGGATGAAAGTTCATTGTCATGGCTTCCAATTCCAGACGCTGGATAATTTTTGTTCCAGTAGCCTTACTGGCATTATGGTCAACGGTTGCTAAAGCAGATGGCTTAGGCGACTGGACCGCTTCGCAGTCCTGTGCCACTGGTTCTGTGAACGTAGTTGAAAACTCGATTGTTATTACAGGTCCTGACGGTGGTGGGTGTCAGGGTGCCAACTGGGTTCAGGTTGAGACCACAATCCCGGAGGGTGTAAATAGTGTTTCGTTTACATGGTCGTATTGGACTGCTGATGGCTGGGTCTACGACCCGCCACAGTATGGTGTTAATGGCGCATACACATTGCTTACACGGTTGAACCAAGCCACAGGGTCTTTGACGGTTGAAGTAACGGCTGGTGATATATTTACATTCAGACAGTATTCAATTGATTCGTGTTGTCAGCCGGGTCACTTAACGATAAGCGACCTTTCATTATGGGAATTTACAACAACATCCACACCACAGACGACGACGAGTATTACTACTGTTCTAGAAACGACTGTCCCTGTCACGGACACGACTTCTACGACGCTTCCAGAAACCTCAACATCAAGTACGAGTACAACGACGAGCACAACGTCTACTTCAACTACGACAACCACGACGACAAGTACGACGACTACAACATCGTCAACGACAACTACTACAACAACAAGTTCAACTCTTCCAGCACCCGTTGAAATCTACGTTCCTGAAGAGCCTGAAGAAACAACGACAAGCACCACAGAGCCAGTAGAAGAGGAACCCATTCCAGAGGAGACGCTTCCAGAAGAAACAACCACGACAGTTGAAGAAGTGACCACAACAACTGAGGAAGTGACCACAACATCTGAAGCACCTGAAGAAACTAGCACAACGGTAGAGCCAAATTTGGAGCCAAATTTAGAGCCATTGGCTGAAGAAGAAGTAGAGGCTTTGATTGCTGAAGCCACAACTGTGGAAGAACTTCAGGAAGCCTTAGAGGAGTTAACCCCTGAACAAGTTGAGCAGGTTGTTGACCAGATTCTGGAACAGGAAGAACCACCTACCCCTGAGCAGGCTGTCGCTCTGGCGACCAGCCCAGAGGTACTATCGGTTATCAGCCCACAGCAGGCGGTTGAAATCTTTGAGTCTTTGGATGTGGCAGAGATAAGCGAAGAAGAAAAGACTGCGGTCACAGAGGCTGTCCAGTCTGCACCCCTAGAGGTGCGACAAGCATTTGAAGAAACCATTGACATCTTCTCCGACGACTTTGGTGACTACGTGCCTCTGGGGTCTTCTGTGCCAGTAGATACCCGTCGCACCCTTATTGCCGTAGCGGCTGGTGCTACAGCCATTGCTGTGTCTTCACGCAAACCGTAACGAATTGGGCTATTAGCGTGAAGAAACTTCTATCTGAAATCCATGCTTTGACTTGGACACTTGCAGGTACCGGTATGGTGCTTATCACGTTGTCTGGTCAGACCAAGGTTTTGGGTTGGGGAATCACCGTAATAGCCGTGATAATCCATTTACTCGGCGTAATGTTCAAGGAGAACAATGAATAAGGCAAAAGATATTGCAGGCAGAATTGTTGCACTTTTCCTCACCAACGCCCTCGGCGTGGTGACTGGTGCTGCGGTAATCGCTCCTGACTTGGAAGTATGGAAGTCAGCATTGATTGCTGGCGCAGTTTCCATCTTCAAGGTTGCAGAAGGTCTTGCCAAGGCAAGCATTGATGGTGTTCTCACCAAAGATGAAATTGATGCAGCATTTGGTGCAAGCCCTAAAAAGATTGCAGCAAAGAAGGCAGCCGTTAAGAAGGCATAATGGAACTCACTGACCTTCTCAATGAGAAGGAGTGGAGGAAATGCAAAGGTAGTGAGGGTGCAACCACCGAGGAATTGGTGGCTGCATTTTCACACTTTTGTTCTACCCATTGGATGATTCGACACCCTGAGCGGGGTCGCATTAAGTTTGTGTTGCGTGAAGCGCAAGAAGAAACTGTAAGAGTCTGGATTGACTCTCGCTACAGCATTGTTCTAAAAGCACGACAGATTGGGTTCTCCACTCTGGCTGCTGCATTCACATTTTGGGAAACATTCTTTTGGCCTGACCGTTTTACGGTCATGCTTTCACGTACCGAGCGTGAAGCATCCAAGTTGTTACAGAAGACTAAATATGGGTACAAGATGCTTCCTGCATGGATGCGTGTGCGTGGACCAGACCTACTTTCTGACAACCAGTTAAAGATGGTGTTTGCTAATGACTCTGCTATTGAGTCTTTACCATCTGGAAATGACCCTGCTCGTGGTGAGTCTGTGTACCGAGTAATCATTGACGAAATGGCGTTTTTGCCCAACGCTGAAGAAGCGTGGGCATCCATTGAACCAATTGCTGACGTTGGTGGTCGTGTTATCTGTTTGAGCACAGCCAACGGTGAGGGCAACATCTTCCACCAACTATGGGTTGGTTCGCAGACTGGTGTAAACCGATTTACTGGTGTGTTTTTTCCGTGGTCTGCTGGAGACCGTGACGAGGATTGGTATGAGGCTAAGAAGCGTGACCTTCCTGACTGGCAGTTGGCACAGGAATACCCGGACAATGCTGAGGAAGCCTTTATCCGTTCTGGTCGCCCAGTATTTGACCTTGAATCATTAAGGAAGATAGAAGCGGTTGACCCAGACTGTGGCTATCTAAAAAATGAGTTAGGCAAGAATGTTTATACTTTCATCAAAGATGGTGGAGAGTTGTCAATCTGGGATTTTCCAACTCTTAATGAAAACTATGTGATTGGGGCTGACGTTGCAGAAGGTCTTGGACATGGTGACTATTCATCTGCCCACATTATTTCTGCGGACACAGGTTTGGTTGTGGCTCATTGGCATGGGCATGTTGATGCCGACATCTTTGGCGAAGATGTTCTTAGGGCTTTGGGTTATTACTACAATCATGCTCTTATTGGGGTTGAGTCAAACAACCACGGTTTGACGACAATCAAAGGGCTTCAGCGTGCTGGTTATCGCAACACTTATCGCCAGCGCAAGATGAATGCCCGTAATCCAGTGGCAAGTGAGACTATGGGTTGGAGAACTACTTCGGTTTCTAAGCCTTTGGCAATTGACGAGTTGAATGCGTCAATCCGTGATGAGGCTATTTTGCTGTACGACTTCAAGACCATTGCTGAACTCCGTTCATTTGTTCGTGAAGCCAATGGCAAGATGCATGGTTCCCCACATGACGACCGTGTTATGTCGTTAGCCATTGCAAACCAGATGCTGAAGTATGTTTGGTTGCCAGAATACCGATACGACCCAGCACCACCTAAAAACACTTTAGGATGGTGGGAACAACACATAATCAAAGAGAAACAGGAGAAAACTTTACCCATTGGTGCGTTTAATATCCGAGGGTAACGATTAAAGCCTATAGTTATGAAAGAATTCCGCTGTTTAGAGTGTTTGACGACTTTTGAAGCAGATGAATTGCCCCGTCGTGGTTCAATTTGTTTCAAATGCCATATCAAGTCAGTCCGTCTTGGATTTACTTATGGGCAAGAAGACTTCCACGGCCCAACTGTGAAAGAACGTGCAGATGAGCAGGTTCGTGTAGCCAAAGAGGCTGGCATTAATGCCGAGCCAGTAGGCAGTCGTTGGGTTTGAGATGGAGGTGGTCTGGGTCCCGATTATTGTCGCAATCATCTCGGGACCGCTCGTTGTTGTACTACAAAAACTTAGGAAAGAAAATACCAGCCAGCACGCAGAAGGACAAATCCTTCTTCGAATGGTTGGGACAAAGGTTGACAAAATTGCTAGCAAACTTGATAACCATATTGGTTGGCACGAAGGACAAGAGGACAAATAATGGCTCGGAAATCTAATTCGGAAATCATTACAAGTTATAGAAACAAGATTGAACAAACAAAGCGTTGGAGGCGTGAAGAACGCTGCGACGACCTTTGGGCACGAATGATTGACATGTATCGTGGAAAGCATTTTAAGACCGAAACCCAAGAAGACCGTTTGCTTGTCAACATTGCTTTTGCAACTATCAACGTAATCTCACCTAGCGTTTCTGTTAACTATCCAAAGATTACTGTTAATGCTCGAAAGTATGAAGATGCTCCTCGTGCTGTTGTGACCGAAGCCGTAGTTAACTACTGGTGGAAACACTATGAGTGCCAGAAAGAATTTCGTACAGCAGTAAAAGACATGCTGATTATTGGTCATGGTTTCTTGAAAACTGGTTATCGCTTTGTAGAAAAGGATGGTTCGGATTACGAAGCATCCGATGAACTTGCCTCAGCAGCACCAGAATCAATTACCGAGTCTGACTTCATCATTACTGAAGACCGACCATTCGTTGAGCGCATTTCACCATTTGATGTTTTTGTTGACGCTGATGCAACATCCATGCAAGACATGCGATGGATTGCTCAGCGAGTCCGTCGCCCTTTGAAAGATGTAAAGAAAGACAAGCGTTACAACTCTGCTGCACGAAATGAAGCAGCACCTTCACATTATTCTAAGTGGGGAATTGACGATTGGCGTGGGTCAGTAAGACCACGCCGTAGCGAAAACGAAGATGACGCTTATGTGGAAATCTGGGAATACTACGACATTGAAACAGGCAAGATGTCTGTGTTCTGTGACGGTGGTGACAAGTTCCTTGTCAACCCAACAACAATCCCATTCTCGTTTGGACATCCATTCGTGATGTTGCGCAACTATGAAGTGCCAGAGCATTTCTACCCAATGGGTGAACTAGAAGCAATTGAACCGTTGCAAATGGAACTCAACCAAACACGTACACAGATGATGAACCATCGCAAGCGTTTCTCACGCAAATGGTTGTACAAGGAATCAGCCTTTGACGCTGATGGTCGTGCAGCGTTGGAATCAGATGAAGACAACGTAATGGTTCCAGTTATCTCTGAAGAACCACTTGGCGGTGTGATTACACCAATGCCAGCGGTAATCAGCCCACCAGAGTTCTACAACCAGTCGAATCTTATTTCTGGAGACATTGACCGTGTATCAGGTATTTCTGAATACCAGCGTGGTGGAATGCCAGAGATTCGCCGTACCGCAACTGAAGCAGCAATTTCACAAGATGCATCCAACGCCCGTTCTTCAGACAAGTTGGCAATCATTGAACGTGGTATTGGTGAATGCGCCCGTCGCTTGGTGATGCTTGCACAGCAGTACATGACAGCAGAAGGCGCTGTTCGTGTGGCTGGCAAAGATGCACAACCAATCTGGGTGAACTTTGACCGTGACTACATTCAGGGCGACTTTGACTTTGAAGTAGAAGGTGGCTCAACTCAGCCAGTCAACGAATCATTCCGTCGTCAGATGGCTTTGCAAGTTGTTGATGCAATGGCACCGTTTGCTTCGGCTGGAATCATTGACATGCCGAAGTTGGCAACTTATGTTCTCCAATACGGTTTTGGTATCAAGACTGCCGCTTCGTTTGTGACCGCAGCACCTCCTCCAATGCCACCAGAGATGGCTGGAGCGCCTCAGGGCGCTCTGCCACCGGGTATGCCACCACAGGGACCTCCGCCAGAAGCAATGATGCAGGGAGCACCACCGCAAGGTGGAGCGCCAGCAGGATTACCACCAGAGTTGGCAGGATTGCCACCTGAGGTTCTCATGCAACTCATGCAACAAATGCAACAAGGCGGGGGCATGCCTCCTCAGGGTATGTAACGAAAAATCCCAACATATAGAGCAACCCGAAAAGGACTCCTAAAAAATGAGCGATATAAATAGCAATGAAATCACAGCCGATGTGACCCCAGAAGAACTGGGACAATCACAGGAAGTTGCGGATGTAGTTGATGCCTTAACCGAGGAACAAATTGATTTGCTCCCTGTTGATGAGTACGGAGACAAGTATGTTTCTGTAACTGTTAACGGCGAGGAAATTAGTGTGCCACTCAAAGAGGCGCTTTCTGGATACCAGCGTCAAGCGGACTATACCCGCAAGACACAGGAACTTGGAGAGCAACGGCGACAAGTGCAATTTGGTGCCGCTTTGCAAGAAGCCTTGCAAAACGACCCACAGGGTACTTTAAGTCTGCTTTCACAGCATTACGGCGTTGTGCAACAACCTTCTGAAGAAGAAGAATTGTACATGGACCCAGTTGAGAAACAGTACCGACAATTGGAAAGTCGGGTTCAAGCCTTTGAGCAAGAAAGAGCAAGGGCAGAACTTGAGCGGACAATACAGTCGCTGCAAACACGATACGGCTCGGACTTCGATGCCAATGAAGTTGTGTCAAGGGCTTTAGCCATTGGCTCATCTGATTTGGAAGCGGTGTACAAGCAAACGGCGTTTGACAAGGTGTACGAAGATGCTTCGGCTGTTCGTCAACTTCGTGAGAAGCGGGCAACTGAGAATAAGCAGATTACGGACTCAAAGCGTCAAGCATCTGTTGCTTCAACTACTTCCTCGGCTGGAAGTGCGGATGTATCAGCACAACCCATTAAATCATTGCGAGACGCATTTGAAGCCGCAAAACGGCAACTAAGCGTTTAGCGTTCTAACTAAGGAGAAATCATCATGGCATCAGCCAATAGTAACTTTGACCAGTTGCTCTCAACGACGCTTGCGAACTACCGCAGCCAGTTGACAGACAACGTGTTCACTGCACGCCCACTCACCTACCAACTCATGGACAAGGGTCGCATTCGTATGCTTAACGGCGGTACGAAGATTGTTGAACCTCTTATCTACGGCAAGAACTCAACTGTTGCTTCATACAGCGGTTACGATTCACTTGCTTTGACCCCACAAGAAGGCATCTCGGCTGCTGAGTACGAATGGAAGCAGTACGCTGCATCCATCGCAATCAGCGGTATTGAAGAAGCCAAGAACAACGGTGAACAAGAAATCATCAACTTGCTCGAAGCCAAGATTATGCAGGCTGAAGAGTCAATGCGTGAATCTTTCAACTTGATGTTCTTCTCTGACGGAACTGGCAACAGCAGCAAGGACTGGAACGGCCTTGGAAACTTGGTTGAATCCGGCAACACTGTTGGTGGAATCAACTCAGCAACTTCAGGCAACGAGTTCTGGCGTTCATATGAAGAGAACACCGCAACTGCGTTGACTCTTGCACAAATGAGCACCGCTTACAACAGCGTTTCGGTTGGTAATGACCACCCAGACACCTTGTTGACAACTCAGACCTTGTTTGAGAAGTACGAAGCATTGCTTCAGCCAAAC